GCCAAGAGGAGAAAGTTTGAGGATTAAATAATGGATGAAGATATTTATATAAAATTCTTATTTGATTATGATCACGAATTAGGATATACGGAAAATGTAGAACATATATCAAAAGACCAAATTCAAAAAATAAATGGAAAAACATACATTACTTTATATGGTCGATTTGAGGAAGGAGAGTAAATATGGGAATACCAGTATTAGTATTAGGAGAAAGTGGATCAGGTAAAAGTTGTTCACTTCGTAATTTCAATAAAGAAGATGTTGTAATTTATAACATTGCAGGAAAACCATTACCATTTAAAAAGCAACTAAACAAAGCTGACAATGTAAATTACACACAAATAAAAAGTAATATGCAAAAAGGAAATTTCAAAACTTATGTAATAGATGATAGTCAATATTTAATGGCCTTTGAGATGTTCGACAGAGCCAAAGAATTAGGTTACAACAAATTTACTGATGTAGCACTTAACTTTAGAGGATTAGTTGATTTTGTTATAAGAAATACACCTGCAGATGTAATTGTTTATTTCTTACATCATACAGAAACAACAGACACAGGAAAAATCAAAGCAAAAACAAGTGGAAAAATGCTTGATAACCAACTTACATTAGAAGGATTATTCTCAATAGTATTACTTTGTAAAACAGATGGCCAAGAGCATTATTTTGAAACACAAAGTGATGGATATAGCACTTGTAAATCACCTATGGGAATGTTTGATTTAAAAATTGACAATGACTTAAAAATGGTGGATGACAAGATTAGAGAATATTACGAATTAAACAAGAAGGAGGTAAAACAAAATGAGTCTTCAAAGAAAAATTGAAAGAAACAACCTAAAGAAAGCCTGGAAGAAACACAATGAAGGAGTTGCAAAAAAGTATAGGGCAGACTTCAAAGGATTTTGGCATTGGTACAAAGAACAGAAAGGAGGTAAATCAAATGGATAAAGAGGTGTTGTTTGATGTATTAAACAATATGGAAGTTGACAATATTAGACATGTAAAAATGGAATGGTACGATGATGACTATTTAAAAGCATTTGAATATCATCAAATAAAAGCTAATAAGGAGGATAAATAATTATGGCACTTGATAGAGTATTTTCTACACCAACAATAACGGTGGATCAAGATAAATATGATGAATTAATAAAAACAAAAACTTTATATTTACTAAAATTAAAAGAAGAAAAGGAGCACAAAGCAATGGAAGAAATGAAATCTTTAAAAATAATGATTAGTCAACCAATGAATGGAAAGTCTGAAGAACAAATCAGAAATGAAAGAGCAGAATTAGTAAAAGAATTAGAAAAACAAGGACACAAAGTTATAGATACAATATTTGCTGAAGAAACACCTGAAGGAGATGCAAGATTATATTATTTAGCAAAATCAATTGAGGCGATGAGTAAAGTAGATGCAATAATATTTATGCCGGGTTGGGAAAAAGCAAGAGGTTGCAAAATAGAACATGAAATAGCTGTTAAATATAATAAATTTATAAAAGAATTGGAGGAAAAATAATTATGGAAAAACCACAAGGATATGATGAGGCACAAGCCTTTGGAGAGTTTGAAACATTACCTGCAGGAGGATATAAATGCATAATAAAAAGAGTAGCTTGCGAGAAGACACAAGCAGGAAAAGAATATTTAAAATTAGCAATAGACATTTTAGAGGGAGAATTTAAAAACTTTTATCAAAGAAGATTTGATAATGATACAAGAGAAGAAAAAAAATGGAGCGGTGTTTGGACAGTATTTACTGAAGGATATGATCCAGGAACAACAAATCCAAAATTCAAAGGATTAATAACATCAGTAGAAGCTTCAAATGATAAATTTAAATTTAACTTTGATGAAAAAACACTTGAAGGTAAAAAAGTTGGATTAGTATTCAGAGAAGAGGACTTTTTAGGACAAGACGGCCAAGTACATACAGCAGTAAAACCATTCTTCGCAGTTTCTTATGATAAAGCTGAAGATGCAAAAATACCAAATAAAAAAGAGTTAAGCGATAATCAATATGATCAAGCATTTGATGCTGCAGCAGATAATGGCGATGACTTACCATTTTAGGAGGTAGCAAATGGATTTTATAAGAGAGGTTAAAGGAAGAGCAGATATAGTAAAAGTAGCGGAACACTATGGAATAAAACTTGATAGATCATATAAATGTGTGTGTCCGTTTCATAAAGAAAAAACGGCAAGCTTTTCTATATCGCCACGAAAACAAATATGGCATTGTTTTGGATGTGGCAAAGGTGGCGATTCAATTTCTCTTGTATCAGAATTATTAAATATAAATGCTTTAGAAGCAGCGAAAAACATAAATTACACTTTAGGTTTAGGCCTGGATGCAGAAAGGCCAGCCAGTTATTTAGAAATTAATAAATATAAACAAAAAAGAAAAACAGAAGAAATGTTTAAGCAATGGGAAAATAAAACATTTCAATTACTATGTGATTATTTGCATCTACTTTGGAGATGGGAAGAAGAATATGCACCAAAAAACCCTGAAGAGGATATCAGCGATTTATATGTAGAAGCAATGCACAATAAAGACTATATTAATTCTTTAATAGATGAAATATTTATAAATGGATCTAATGAAGATAAAATATGGTTTTGGAAATACGAGAAAAAGGTGGTGAAGAGGATTGAATCAAGAGTTAGAACTTTCAGATCAACTAATGGATGAAGGATTTACACCTTTTGGGGAGATTAGTGAATTAACCAAAGAGTCTATATTAGACAAAGAAGTATTTGAACATATATTTTCAATGGACAATCAAGTAGCAAGAACAACATTAATCATAAAATTACAAGACAAAGCAAGAGAACTTGGAAATATAAGAAGTTTTGACAAGTTATTAAAAGCATACCAAACCGAATTTGCACAGAAGTTCAAACAAAGGGGCAGTAATACAATCCAATTCACACAACCACCTATAAAAGACTTAAAGTGTGGAAAATGGGAATGCGAGGACACAGGAGTAACAAAAAGCACTCTTGGAGCAGGTATGATTCCTCAAACAATAGTAGCTTGTTCACATCCTATATTACCAGTAGAAAGATTGATAAATGTTGATTCAGAGACAGAAAAAATAAAACTAGCATTTTTCAAAGACAATAAATGGCAGTACATAACAATTGAAAGAAGCGTAGTAGCAAATAAATCAAATATTATACAACTTTCTGACAGAGGAATCGAAGTTAATTCAGAGAATGCAAAAGACCTGGTTTCATACATTGCAGATGTAGTTTCATTAAATGCAAAAGAAATACCAGTTAGTCGTAGCACTGATAGATTAGGATGGATAGAAAATGAATTTGCACCATATGTTGATGATCTTAAATACGATGGAGACATAGCTTTTAAAGATGTTTATGCAAGTATAAAGGAGGTTGGACAATACGAAGAATGGAAAGAAGTATGTAGAAAAGTAAGAAAAGATAGTAAAATTGCACATTTACTTTTAGCATCTTCGTTTGCTAGTACACTTAATCAAATGTTGGGAGTACTGCCATTTGTCGTACATATATGGGGCGGAACTGGAACAGGAAAAACTGTTGGATTAATGCTCGCAATGTCCGTATGGGGTAATCCTGAAGTAGGAAAATTAGTAAGAACATTAAATGCAACACAAGTGGCATTAGCAAGATATGCAGCATTTGTACATGACATTCCGTTTGCAGGAGATGAATTACAAACGATAAAAAATAGATGGGACAGCTTTGACAACCTAGTCATGTATTTGACTGAAGGTGTTGATAGAGGTAGAGGAAAAGCTTATGGCGGAATAGAACTTTTGAAAGAATGGAATTGTTGCTTCCTATTTACAGGAGAAGAACCAATCACAAAAGCAACATCAGGCGGTGGAGTAAAGAACAGAGTTATAGAAGTTGAAGCCACAGAAAAAGTAATTGCAGATGGTAATTTTGTTAGTAACTTTGTTAGAAAAAATTATGGTCACGCTGGTAAAGAATTTATAAACAATATTCCTAAACAAGAGGAATTACAGAAAAGATATAGAGAGATATTTCAAGAAATATTGGAAAAAACTGATACAACTGATAAACAAGCAATGGCAATGGCCACGATCTTGTTAGCAGATGAAATATCTACAGAAAATATATTCAAAGATGAAAAATTGACAATTGAAGATGTAAGCAAATGGCTTACAAGTAGCAAGGAAGTTGATGTTTCTACTAGAGCATATGAATGGACAATGGACTGGATTTCACAAAATATTAAGAAATTCAAAGATACAGATGGCAATATTGGAGAAGTTTGGGGCAAATATAATGAAGAAGAAGATACTTGCCTTGTAAATAAAACAGTATATGCTGAAGCACTAAACAAAGCAGGTTTTGATTTTACAGCAGTAATAAGAAATTTTGCAGATAGAAATCAAATTGAAAGAAACACACAAGGAAAATTTACACACTCAACGAAAGCATATGGAATAAAAGCAAATTATATCAAATTTAGATTAGAACCTGAAAAATCAGATATTGCTTATGAAGAAAATTATCAACAAAGCATGGAGGATCTACCTTTTTAGGTCTAACCTAAAAAGCAACAGGTTAGACCAAGGTTAGACCACCGCAAAGTTAGAAAACAAGCGACTTATGTAAAATAAAAAATTAAAAGTCTAACCTCTAACAAAATAATATTATCATATGGCGAATTTTTAATAAAATCCTAAAAAATAAAATTTCTAAAAAAATATAAATATATCCGCTGAAAAAGGTTAGACAGGTTAGACCATTATATAAATTGCATATTTGAGATATGTAAAAAATTAAAATTGGAGGTTAGACCAAATGAAAAGTCAAGAAGAAATAATAAATGATTCTATAAAATGTGAAACGCCTCCTGATGATTACAATATTATAGAAACTAATTGCTTTTTATCATTGAAACACTTACTTGTAATGTATCACAATAAGCAGATAAGTCCTGAAAAAGCAACAAAATTAAAACAAAAAGCATTAGTTGCTTATGAGAAAGATAAAAAGCAGCAGGAATTTTGGAACTCTATTTATCAGGAGCACATCCAACATATAAAAGATACAGAAAATGCAAGAGTTAAGTTACACAAAATGTTAAATGGAAAAGATGAATACAACAGGCCAATAACTGAAGAAACACTTTGTGAAACTATAAATACTTGTATGGAAATTATATCAACTATATTTAAGGGGGAATTTGTATGATCATAGTTAGTCAAAATAAAGATGAAATAGTAAACTTTGATAATATCATAAACATTATGATTACTGATTGCGATGGGGATTTTGTAATATCAGCAATTGCATTAGTTGGTGTAGATGATGTTTATAGAGAATTAGGATATTACACAACAGAAAGAAGAGCAAAGGAAATATTAAAAGAAATTACGCAAAAATATACACATATTCCATATAAAAAATATGGAAACGATTATATAAAACAAAATCAAGTGTATGAAATGCCAAAGGAGTGAAAGAAAAATGGAAAAACCAACAATATGTAGATATTGTGGAAGTCCAGTTGTATATACATCAAATGCAGAAATATATGGTCGAGAATATGGAGAAGGAAAATGTTATTTGTGTAGGAATTGTAGAGCATTCGTAGGAGTACATCCTGGAACAGATATACCACTTGGAACATTAGCAAATGAAGAACTACGAAGATACAGAAAAACAGCACATTTCTATTTTGATCAAATATGGATGCAACCATTAAGAATTACAACGAGATATAAAGCTTATGACTGGTTATCAAAACAATTAGGAATTTCAAAAGAATATACACATATTGGTATGTTTGAAAAAGAAGAATGTGTAAAAACAATTGAACTTTCACAAGCAAGAATAGAAAAATACAAAAAGAGAAAGGAGCAGAGAAATGAAACATTTTAAAGATGGTCAAATAGTAGCTTATATACCTTTAGGTGCAAATGATATGTTTTATAAGGTAGAAGTAGGAAAAATAAAAAGGATAGATGGAGATTATGCTTTTGTATATTTCCATTCAGGAGATACTGCAGCAAAAACTTTATTAAGAGACCTTTATCCAATAGAAAATGATTATTGCCTAAAAGATGCTTTGCTTGGGGTAGGTGGTTTAGTATGAGTTTAGTATTAAGAGATTACCAACAAGAATGTCACGATCTAATTGAAACTTTAGATCCAGGAGCATACTTAATACAAATGGCCACAGGATTAGGAAAAACAGCAACCTTCACAACTCTAAAAAGAAAAGGCCGTGTATTAGTCCTAGCACATAGAGAAGAACTAGTTACACAGCCAATCAAATACTATGACTGCCCTGTTGGAATTGAAATGGCGAATCACAAATCCAACGGAGAAGATGTTGTCATAGCATCTGTACAAAGTATAATACATAGATTAGATAAATTCAAGCCTAATGACTTCGATATGATAATTACAGATGAAGCACATCATGCTGCAGCAAAATCATACAGGAAGATATATGAATATTTTAGGCCAAGATTACATTTAGGATTTACAGCAACACCAAACAGGGGGGATAATGTAAGGCTTGATGATATATACCAGGACATTATATTTGAAAGAGATATTAAGTGGGCAATTCAAAATAAATATTTAACAGATATCTATTGTATGAGAGTAAATATAGGTTATGACATTTCAAAAGTAGCAAGAAGAATGGGCGACTTTGCACCAGGAGAACTTGAAGAAGCAATGAACCAAGATGTATTGAATAATGCAATAGCAGAGGCTTACAAGAAATATGCAAAAGGTCAAACTTTAATATTTGCGTGTAGTGTAGATCACGCAGAAGCAATTGCAGAGAAAATACCAGGAGCAGTTGCAGTAACAGCAAAAACAAAAAATAGGGATGAACTTATTAAGAAGTTTACAAATAGAGAAATACCTGTACTTGTAAATTGTATGATATTCACAGAAGGAACGGACATGCCACTTGTTGAAACTGTTATGATTGCAAGGCCAACAAGCAATAGTTCTTTATATACGCAAATGGTAGGAAGAGGATTAAGACTTTATCCAGGAAAAGAAAAATTGACATTGATAGATTTAGTTGGAACAACAGGAAGAGCAAACTTATGCACAGCACCATCCTTACTTGGAATAGATTTGAATACTGTTCCTGCAAGCAAACAAGATGAAATAATAGGAGACTTATTTGAACTACCTGATCTAATTACTAAAAAATCAGATTGTCCTGCTAGTTGGATAAGAAATGTTGAAATAGTTAATTTATGGGCAAAAGAACAAGAGTATAACACACACGGAGTCAATTATTTCAAAATGCCAAATGGTGATATGGTTGTTAGTATTCCAAAGAAAAAAATAAGAATACCTGCACAAGATGAATTAGGAAAACAACAATAGGTGGCCAAAAAATGAGTATGCAAAGAGCATTAGATAAGGTATTTCTATATTTACAAGAAGAATATCCACAATATGAGTATATTTGGAATGTTGAAAATATGAAAAAGTGGGGTAAATATCCTGCAAGAGAAAAACAAATTGAAAGCATAAAAAGATTCATGAAAGATTTTGATACAGAAAATTTAAATAAAATGCAGGCCACACAAATATTAAATAGATTATTTTATAGGTAGGTAAAAATATGGGATATGGAAAAAGCATAGGAAGTTATTTAGTAGATATAATAAAAGCCGAAAGAATTAAGAGTTGCGAAATGTGTGTGAAAAAGAAAACTATGGAATGTCCTAATTCTAGTTTGTGCTATAACGCAGAAAACCGACCTTATTTTAAAAGCAAATTAGATAGATAGGAGTAATAAAAATGCCAAGAAGAGGATTTATATTTGAAAACCAAGTCAAAAAAGTATGTGAATATGTAGAAGCAATAGGTGGACACGCACACAAAAATCACGCAGAAAGATTACAGGATGGAACTTACATAAAAGGAGAGCCTTTTGACTATGAGATATTTCTACCAAATTATAAAGCTGTTTTTGATGCAAAAGAGTGTAAAACTAACAAATGGCATATGGTTGATAAAGATATTAGACAATGCGATGAAATGAAAAAGTGCAAAAACGCAGGCCTCAAAGCATATTTCCTTATATGTTTTGAAGGCCACGATGTAAGAATGATAGATGTTGACACAGCAATAGAAATTTTAAAATACGGAAGCAAGACAATACCTGCAGCAGATAATCCAAAATGGGATTTAATTGAAATATTAGGAGGTAGAAATTTATGAACAAAAGGTGTACTAATTGTGGAAAGTTTCCCTTTTGTAAAGATATAAAAGAACCAGGAAAACCAACTGACTGTGAAAAGTGGGTAAAAAGAAATTTAAAGGAGGTACAAAAAGATGAAGTGTACAGGAAAAGAATGGGATACTTGTAGAGTAGAAAAAATGGGATGCACAGGATGTTATTATGATGAAATAGAAGTAAATGAATATTTAAGAACAGAATCAGGAGATATTTTTAAAGTAGATGAAGAAAAGAAAATTCTGCAAGGATTAAAATTTTTAGATGTTCAATATGGAAACATTATAAAGCATAGTAAAGATGCAACTGAAATGATATTTGAAAAAGATATTATTAAATATAAAGTTAATAATAGTAATTCAAAAATTGGAGAAGTAAAAAAATTCAAGAATGCTATAACAGGAAAAATATATTTAGGTGTTGAAGGTTTTGGATTAGACCAAATTAAAGTTATAAAATTGATGACAAAAGAGAAATTTAAAGAAGAAGCTCTTGAAATAAAATATGAAGATAGTAAAAAGGAGGTGTAATATGGAATATTACAAATTATGTTATGTCGAAGGTAATAAGGCATGGTTTACAAACAATTTTGAAAAGCAATGGGGAGATGATTGGAACGATAAACCTTATGAGCATAATGCAGGACTTCCTTACGACCATTGGAGTGAATTAATAGAAGATAATGAAGATAGATTCAAAAGGAAATATAAGTCTCATGAAATAAAACATAAAATATTATATTTTGAAATAGATGATTGGAGTGATCAAAGACCTTGTGATATGGGAAGTTTTTCAGTAGAAGATATAAATAAACAAGCAGTTGCATGGATACATACAGATAAATTTAATATTTTAGCTGGGACAACCTATGAGAACTTTATTGACATAATAGAAAAAAATGATGGCAGAATATACTTGCCTAAGGAGGAACATAAAAATTGAAAGAATATAGTATAAGTTATGAGAAAGCAAAACAAGAAACTGAAAAATTAATTGCAGAAGCAGAAAAAAACACAATAACGCATAGATCATTTACAGCAGAATGTTTAAGAAGAATATTAAAAGAGAATGAAGAATTAAAAGAAGAATTGGAAACAGAACAAAATGAAAGATTATTATGTTATATAAGAGAAAAACAAATGATTCCAGTTCAAAAAATAAAAGGCAAGATAGAAGAATTAGATGAAATGATAAATCAAATATCTAAAGGAAATTTACAAAGATATACAGTAGGCGAAATAATTTGTTTCAAAAAGATTTTAAAAGAAATTTTAGAGGAGGAATATAAAAAATGAAAACTTGGGAAGAAATGACAAAATTAGAAAGTAAAACAAAAGTAATGATAGCATTTCATATTATTATGGTTATATTTAGTATAACTGTAGCAATATTAAATAAAGATTTTACTTGGATATTAGTTGCTTTATTATGGGCAGATGTTGCAATAATGGAATATTGTGATGGTAAATTGTTAAAAGGAAGTGAAGCATTAAACGATATTCAAGAAAAACATATCAAAGTTCAAGAAGACATTATAAATATTTTATTGAATGAAACAGCAATTGAAATTGACATAAAAGATATAAAAATACCTAAATATTTTACAAAACCTAATCCTAAAAAGCTACAAAGAAGATTTGATTATTATAAACAAAATAAAAAGTTTGAAGCACCAATAGTTATTGATAGTAATTGTACATTGATAGATGGCTACACATCATACTTAATTGCTAAAAATTATAATAAAACTTCAGTAATTGCTCATTTGAAAAGAGATAAAAAACAATTCTGTAGCAACTGCGGTGTAGAACTTGCAAAAGAGAACAAATATATGGATGGTATGTGTATGGAATGTAAGTGTGGAATTGATTGGAACGAAAAATAAAACAGCGAATAGATTTATTTACAGAATTATGGAAACGAACACGAATAACCAAGAAAGGAGGGATTTAAAAGTGGCAATAATTAAAGCAATATTTATGTTTTTTACAGGTTTGTATGCATTAGCAAAAATGGTGGATGGAATGAATAATAAATATATAGACAGCAAAAGCAAAATTATAAATTTAATAGAAATAGTTGTTAGTACAATACTAACATTTGTTATATATAAAATTTAGGAGGTGCAAAAGATGAAGGTTCAGGAAGTTTTAGAAAATTACAATTCATTAAAAGCAAGTATAACTATTGTAGAAGGAGAGATACAAGAGTTAGAAAATGAAGTGTTAGATGCAAAAAGTGCTAATTTAGATGGTATGCCAAAACCTAAAGGGTTCGTAGGCTCAAACATAGAAAATTATATTGCAGAAAAGCAAGAAAAAATAGACAAGAAGAATAGATACATAGAAAGAACAAAAACTAAAATAAAAATAGTTGAAGATTTAGTAAAAACATTAAAAAAATACAACCAAGATATTATTGAAATGAAATATTATCAGATGATGAGCATTGAAGAAATCGCAACAAAAAAGGATAGAATGTATGGATCAATACAAAAAACTATTGATAGATCAATAAAAATAATGCAAAGAGAGTACAATAAAAATAAAATGTCTTAATTTTGTCCATAAAATTTATATATTTTGTCCGTATTTTTGAAAAAACTACTATGTTATAATTATAATCGAGAAAATAATGTAATACCTTTTTCTCCTTTGTGAAATATATATAGAAATAGACACTAGAAGCGGTGTCTATTTTTTATTTGGCGGAGAGTTAAGGCAACAGGCCAGGTTCATAACCTGGTATAAGATGGTTCGATTCCATCCTCCGCAACCAACGATAAGAGGTACGCCTATGAATTTTGGTAGATGTATGTTAAGAGAATGCAAAACTTGCAGATATGAATCAAGTTGTTTTAAGGAGTGCAATTATGAATATTCAAAAAATAAACATAGAAAAATTAAAAGCAGCAGAATACAATCCAAGAAAAGACTTAAAACCAGAAGACGAAGAATATCAAAAAATAAAGAAAAGCATACTTGAATTTGGATATGTAGCACCTATAATAGTTAATTCAGATATGACTGTTATAGGCGGACATCAAAGACTAAAAGTATTAAAAGAATTAGGATATAAAGAAGTTGAATGCAATATTGTTGACTTGGATAAAACAAAAGAAAAGGCTTTAAATATTGCATTGAATAAGATAACAGGTGAGTGGGATAATGCAAAACTAGAAGAATTACTTGCAGAACTAAAAGAAACAGATATTGATATGGATATGACAGGATTTAGTTTTGACGAAGTGGATAATATTCTAAAAGATATTGAAGGTTCAAAAGAAGATGACTTTGACTTGGATAAGACCTTAAATGAAATAGATGAACCAATAACAAAACCAGGAGATATTTGGATATTAGGTAAAAATAGATTAATGTGTGGAGATAGCACGCAAAAAGAGAATGTTTTGCGTCTTATGGATAAACAAGAAGCGGATATGCTTCTTACAGATCCACCATATAATGTTGATTATGAAGGAAAGACAGTTGACGCTTTGAAAATAGAAAACGACAATATGACATCAACAGAATTTTATAATTTTTTATTAGACTCGTTTAGAAATATGTTTGAAGTAACAAAATGTGGAAGTAGTGTTTATGTATTCCACGCAGACACAGAAGGGTTAAACTTTAGAAATGCTTTTAATGCAGTAGGTTTTAAATTAGCTCAATGTTTAGTATGGGTAAAAAATACTTTTGTTATGGGAAGACAAGACTACCAATGGAGACATGAACCTATTTTATACGGATGGAAGGAAGGTGCAGGACATTATTTTATAGATGATAGAAAACAAAGTACAGTATTAGAATTTGACAAGCCAAGTAGAAATGCAGAACATCCAACAATGAAGCCTATTGATTTATTAGTATATCTTATAAAAAACTCAAGTAAAGAAAACGACTTAATACTTGATTTATTTGGTGGAAGCGGTTCGACATTGATTGCAGCAGAACAAGTAAAAAGAAGATGCTACACAATGGAATTAGATCCAAAATATTGTGATGTAATAGTAAAACGATGGGAACTACTAACAGGTGAAAAGGCAGTCTTAAAAAAGTAACGGAGGTGGGTGATATGTATTGACAGAGGCAGATATTAAGAAAATAAAAAAAGATTATAAACGAGGTATGAAATACAAAGATATTATTGAAAAATATAATATCACTCATTCAGAGTTGCGAAGTATTATTCGTAAAAACAAATTAACAAGGACAAAGAGCAAAGCACAAATAGGAAATAAAAACGCCGTTGGTAACAAAGGTGGCCACGGAACAGAAAACAACAAAAACGCTGTAACAACAGGAGAATATGAAAGCATTTATCAAGATGTTTTAGAAGAGGATGAAATAAAATTATATAAAACATTGGCCGTAGATGACAAAGAACAATTACTTATAAACGACTATAAAATATTAACTATTAGAGAAAAAAGGATGCTTACAAGAATACAAAGATTAAAACAGCAAGGCAAGGATATGACAATAGATTTTATTAGAAAGAAAAATACTAGAACTGGAAAAATAACTGAAGAAACTGAAACAATAACAGAAGCTGAACCAACAATAAATATGATACAAAGAATAGAAGATGGTTTGACAAGAGTCCAGGAAGCAAAAAGGAAAACATTAGAAAGTCTGGCCAAGCTGAATAACAATGAAGATGACAAAACACTTAATGTTAATTTATTAGGCGGAAGCAATTCATTGTTAGAAAGTATAAATAGGCAGTTAGGTGGTAATAAAGATGAATGAGGAATTTCCACTATCTGAAAAGTATATTGATTTTTTGAAACACGAATGTAGTACAGAGTTTTTGGAAGGAACTACATATGCAGGAAAGACAACAGTTGCAGTTCCTAAATTTATGTTTAAAGTTGCTCAAAGTCCTAAAAAGTTACATATAATTGCAGGACTAGACCTGGGAACAATTGAAAAAAATATAATAAACAAAGATAAAGGCTTAATTGAAATATTTGGAGAATATTCGCAAGGTGGATTAATAGAATATAACGCAAATGGTAAAGGTGTTCATTCATTACCACATATTTTATATCATACGCCAAATGGTGTAAAAGTAATATACATAGTTGGATATGATAATAAAACAAGATGGAAAAAAGTACTGGGTGGTCAATATGGATGTATTCTTATAGATGAGTTCAATATTGCAGATATGGACTTTGTAAGAGAAATTTTTATGCGTTGTGATTATAGAGTATGTACAATGAATCCTGATGATCCAAATAAAGAATGTTACAAACAATATGTAAACAAAGCAAGGCCAATTGATAAATATAAAGATGATGCACCAACAGAATTATTAAATATGCTTAATGAACCTCAAATGGATGATTGGACTTGGTGGTACTTTTCTTTTGATCATAACAAGAGTTTAACAGAAGATAAAAAGGAAAGTATTATAAATTCTGTGCCAGTAGGTACAAAGTTATGGAAAAATAAAATAAAAGGATTACGAGGCAAGTCAACAGGACTTGTTTTTCTTAATTTTGATAGAAGAAAACATTGTATTAGTAAAGAAGAGGCAAAGCAATATTTACAAAAATCAGAAAATGAAAAAGTACAATTAACAACAAAGCCAATAGCAAAAAGACAAACAGACGAACATTTTATATTATTTACTGCAGCACTGGATACATCATATAGTTCGTTAAGTCCTGATACAATTGCGATGTCATTTGCAGGTATAACAAATAAAGGTAAATACATCCTATTAGATGAAAAAGTTTACAATAATGCTAATTTAGATCAGCCACTTGCACCAAGTGATACAGTTAAGAATTTTGTTGATTTCCTAGAAAGAAACAGAAAAGAGTGGGGATTAGCAAAGAATACATTTATAGATTCAGCAGACCAGGCAACAATAAAAGAATTTGCAAAATATAAACGCCAAACAGGATGTATTTATATGTTTAATTCTGCTTGGAAAGCTAAAATGTTAATAATAGACAGAATAAATACACAATTAGGATGGTTCAAAGATGATTGTTATTACATAGTAGATACTTGCACCAATTATTGTGATGAACTTGATGTGTATAGTTGGAAAGAAGACAAAGACAATGAGCCTGAAGATGGAAACGACCATATGGTTAATAGTTGTCAGTATAGTTGGATTCCATATGTAAGTAAAATAGGAGTGAAAAAATAATGAAAATTGGGGAAAGAGTGAAGAATATGATTAAATCATGGTTAGATATTAGACCTGCACCAGGTCAAACATTTGTAATAAATGAAAATATGGATTATCAATCAAATTGTATAAGAAATAAAATATGGTATAGAGGCGATAGTAGAGAATTATCAGAGTTTTATGGCCAATTAGCATATGCTGAAGATACATTTTGGGGTTCTGCACAAACTGCTGATATTAGAATGAAAAAATCACATTCAGGTCTTCCAAAATTAATTGTAAAAACTATTATTAATACAGTTATGACTGATTATTCAGGAGACGATGTTGAAGACGAATATTGGAAAGAAGTTAACAAAGAAAATGAATTTGATACTAAAATGTTGAAAACATTGTTAGCAGATTTATTACATATTGGTGATGGTGCAATAAAAATAAATTATGATGCTGATATTTCTGATAAGGCAATATTAGAATGGGTTGATGGCTCAAAAGTTGATTTAGTTTATAAAAGAGGTAGATTAACAGAAGTTGTATTCAAGTCATTCCACGAGCAAAATAACAATACTTATTTATTAGAAGAACATTATGGATATGGATATATAACTTATAAGTTATATAAAGATAAGCAAGAGGTTTCAATAAAAGAAGTTGAATCATTGTCGAAATTAAAAAATATAAAATTTGATGATTCTATTATGTGGGCTGTTCCTACAATGTTAAATGAATCAGCAAAATATAAAGGAAGAGGAGAGTCTATTTTTGAAGGAAAATATGACTCTTTTGATAGTTTAGACGAAATTATATCTCAATGGCTAGAAGCGGTTAGAGCAGGTAGAGCAATAAAATATATTCCTGAAAGTATGATTCCAAGAGATCCTGAAACAGGAGAACTTTTATTATATAGTAATCCATTTGATAATAAGTATATTAAATCTGAAGGCGATATGAGTGAAAATGGAAAAAATCAAATGGAAATAAAACAGGCAGAAATACCAACAGAGAATTATTTGCAATCATATATAACATTTTTGGATCTATGCTTACAAGGAATAATAAGTCCATCAACACTTGGAATAGATAATAAAAAATTAGACAATGCAGAAGCACAAAGAGAAAAAGAGAAAACAACTCTATATACTAGAGGTTTGATAATAGATACTTTATCAGAGTTTATTCCAAAAGTAATAAACACAGTTCTAAAATCAAGAGCTTTAATGGAAAAGAAACCAATTCCTGAAGATATAGAGGTTAGTTTGAAATTTGGAGAATACAGCAATCCATCTTTTGAGGCACAAGTTGAAACAGTTGGAAAAGGAAAGCAACAAGGAATAATGAGCATAGAGGCTTGTGTAGAAGAATTATATGGAGACTCTAAAGATGAGGATTGGAAGCTAAAAGAAATTGCAAGACTAAAGGCTGAACAAGGAATTATTGATATAGAAGAACCTGCAGTAAACTTTGATTTAGAAATGGGAGAAGAAACAGAACCAACAGAAGCTACAGAGCCAAAAGTAGATGGTCAGAAAGAAAAGAAAGAAGACCAGGAGAATAATGTAAATGAATAATGAATATGATATTGCAAAAGCATTCCAAAGAATAGAAGAAACTCTTATAAAATCAATAAAAAGAAATCTTACAAGACACTTAAACGAAGAAAGAGATCTTGGTATGAATTGGAGTGCTTGGCAAACTGAACAATTAAAATCATTAGAGCATTTCAAAAAAGATAATAAAAAAATATTTAAAAATGACTTTTCTACTATAAACAGTGACGTAGAAGAATTGATAAAACAAAGTTTTGAAAATGGAAAACTAGATCAAGAAAGACTAATATTAGAAGCTATAAAAGAAGGTAATTTCAATAGTAATGACAAACAAATAAATAAAATGTGGCATATATATAGAACTAGTAAAAATAAAAGAATAAAGAAAAAACAGCTTACTAGAATATTTGAAAAGACAGAACAAGCAGAATCAAACTTTTTTAGAATAAATGAAAGAAAATTAAATGCGTTGATAAAAGAAACAACAGGAAATTTTCAAAAGGCAGAACTTTCAATATTGCGATACACTAATGATCAATATAGACAAATAATATATGATGCTCAAGTGTATGCAAATACAGGTTCAGGAACAGTACAACAAGCGGTTGATATGGCAACAAAGGATTTTCTTTCAAAAGGCATAAATAGTATTGAATATTCTGATGGGAAAATGGTAAATATTGCATCATATGCAGAGATGGCCATTAGAACAGCAAATAAAAGGGCATACTTACAAGGAGAAGGAACAAAAAGAGCAGAATGGGGCATTCATACAGTTTTAGTTCCAAATCGTGGCGGAGGATGTCCTTATTGTATAAAGTTTCAAGGAAAAGTATTTATTGACGATGTTTGGAGTGGCGGAACTGCAGCAGAAAGTAATGAAACTGGTTATCCGCTTCTTAGTGAAGCAGTAAAAGCCAGGTTATTTCATCCAAATTGTAAAGATACAACAGTTACATACTTTCCTGGCATAAATTCAGAGGTAACACCACCAACTAGACAGCAATTGAAACAAAAAGAAGAAAATTACAAAAATGAACAAAAATTAAATTATATTGACAGAAATATTGATAAATACAGTAGATTAGAATTAGGAAGCATTGATACAGAAAATGCAGAAAAATATCACAATAAAAGGTTACAATGGCAAGAATATAAAGAAAGATTTAAGCAAGATCACATAACAACATTTAGTGATATTATAGAAGCGGAAAAAGCAAGACAACAAGAATTTATAAAAAGTAAAGTTATTGGCCATATAGTAAATGATGTTGAAATACGAGATGTTTCAAAGCATTTAGTTGATAGAGTAAGACAAAGAGAAATAGAACTTGATGATATAATAGATACATTGAAAAATCCATTAAAATGTGGTAAAATAGAGTATGACGAACAACAAAGACCAAGCTTTAAAACAATTGGAGAAAAAACAACATTATATATTAATCCTGAAAGTGGTATAATAACAACAGTACATAAAACACATACAAAAACTGCTGAAAAATTGAAAGGAAAGAATAACAATGCAACTAAAAATTGATGAAAAGGATTTATTGATATTAAAAGATATAAATGATCCAAAAATAAATAAATATTTAAGCAAAATAGAAAACATAAACGAAGATGAAGCAATTGAGTTTATGGAGTATTTATATGACAAATCTAACGAGTATTTAAAAGGAAAAAATTATACAGAAACACCTGAAAGTACATCGCTAGAAAAAGTCGCAGACTATATTTATGATAAAACAAATTAAATAGTTATTAGTTAAGAGCCGTAAGGCTCTTTTTTAATATAAAAAATAAGAAGGAGGTAATCGATATGGCAAAGAAAAAAGCTGAAGAAGTAAAAGAAGAGGTTGTTCAAGAAGTTGTTGAAGAAACAACAGAAAAAGTTGAAGAACCTAAAAAAGAAAGCAAAAAAATATTAGTTGCTAATACAGCTTTTAATGACAAATACACAGGTGTTAAATATTTAGAAAAAACAGAATTTGTTGTTGTAGATGAAGATGTTGAAACAACTAAAATAAAAGAAAATCAATACAAAATATCAGCAAAAAGAGCAGAAGATTTTAAAGCCAAAGGATTTGTTGACTAATAAGATTATTAAAGAGCCGTAAGGCTCTTTTTTATATGTGACCAAACACTGAAGTCTATAAAAGCATGTGTATATAGTCATTTCAAGACTTTAAAAAGTAGGAGGTAATGAAATATGGATGGAAATAATGCAAACACCAATGCAAATAATGCAGGAAATACAAATAATAATGCAGGTTCTAACCAAAACGCCCAAAACATTACGGGGCAAAACAATAACGCAAATCAACCAAATAACAATTCTAATGTAATCGATTATAACAAGATCCAAGAAATGATAGATGGTAGAAATGCAAAAACTGAAGATAGTGTATTAAAAAGCTATTTTCAAAAGCAAGGTTTAAGCGAAGATGAGATGGAAATTGCAATAAATGCATTTAAAACTCAAAAAGCTAATCAAGCCAATGCTCAAAATAAAGAACTTTCTGATGCACAAGCATCTTTACAAAAAATACAATTAGAAAATCAAAGATTAAAGATTGAAAAGAAAGCGTACGATTTCGTTGAAGATCTTAATATTGATAATAAAACAATGCCATATTTATTAAAAATGGCTGATTTAAGTAATTGTACAGATAAAGATGGCAATGTATTAGAAGATACTTTAAAAAATGCACTACAAAAAGTTATTGATGATGTTCCTGGACTTAAAAAACAGGTTCAAGGAAATGTTGGAATAACTGTTGGTGCAGACACAAATAACGGAACAAACTCTAATAATGGAGCATTTGATTTCGGATTTACTGGGGTAAGACCTAGAAAACAATAAAAATAAAAAAATAAAATATTAGGAGGTAATTAAAATGGCATTTGAAAAAACAGGATTAAATTATGCTAAAGAATATTCACAAGCTTTAGCTCAAGCATATCCATATGTATTATATTTTGGTGCTTTATGGAATGCAGTAAAACCAGATGTTAAATTTTTAAGAAATGATACAGTTATACTACCAAGTTTATCTGTAAAAGGTAGAAAAAATGGAGATAGAGATTCAATTGGTACTTTTGGAAGAAACTTCAATAATGATGAAGAACCAAAGAAATTGAAAACTCATAGAACATGGGATACACTTATCCATCCAAGAGATATAGATGAGACAAACTATGTTGCATCAATCCAAAACATAACAAAGGTTATGAATGAGGAACAAAAATTCCCTGAAATGGATGCTGAAATGATAACAGCATTATATTCTTTAAAAAATGCAATTGAAGCAATCACAGAAGGAGATGTTCTTACATTACAAAATGTATTAACAAAATTCGATGCTTTAATGGATAAAATGGATGAAGAGAGAGTTCCTGCTGCAGGAAGATTATTATATTGTGATACATACACAAAAACTTTAATCGATACTGCAAAAGAAGCTGCTAGAAGCTTAAGTGCTACAGATACAGCAGTTGCTAGATCATTAGATAGAATTGGAGAAGTAGAAATTATTGGTGTTCCAACAACAGCAATGAAATCTGCTTACAAATTTACTGATGATGGATTTGAAGTTGCAGAAGATGCAAAAGATGTAAAAATGATGTTAATACATCCATCAGCTGTTATTCCAATAATATCATATGACTTTGCACAATTAGGTGCTCCAAGTTCATTATCACAAGGAAAATGGACATACTTTGAAGAGTCTTTTGAAGATGTATTCATCTTTAATAAGAAACATGCAGGTATTCAATTCTATATTGAACAAAGTGCTTAATTTGGAGGTTAGATATGAGTAATTATGTTGATGTTACTTATTATCAAGATACCTATAAAGGGACAATTCCAAGTGATGAAATTGAAAAAAGATTAAAAAAGGCAAGTATGCATATTGATACTTTGACTTACAATCGAATAGTTGGAAGAGGTTTTGAAAATTTAACAAAGTTTCAACAGAACATTGTAAAAGAAGTTATATGCAGACTTGCTGATTTTGAATATGAAAATGAAGACTTGATACAATCAATATTATCTAGTTATTCAATAAATGGCGTATCAGTAAACTTTGGATCTAATTGGAATATAGAAGTTCAAAATGGTATTGCTATAAAAAAAGAAGATTATAGTCTATTAGGACAAACAGGATTAACTTGTAGAAATTTGAGGTGTTAATATGAATTATCCAAAATTAGTAAGAAAAGAACAATGTAAAACAGATATTCATGTTGTTTTATATGGTGAAGGAACAACAGAAGATGGCGAACCAATAATTGCATTAGAAGATGACTTCAAATGTAATTACCAGGACAAAGCTAAAAGAGTATTAACTGCAGAAAAAGTCGTAATTCAATTAACTGCAAAAGCATACTTTATTGGCGATATTGCTCCTAATTTATCTGTTATTTCTGGTGGCCTAGTTACTGTATTTGGAGAAACAAGATCAATATATCAAGGTTCTAAAGCAAGAAATCCTGATGGAACAGTTAATTTTACTGAATTGGAGATTATGTAATGAAAACAGTAACATCCAAGATAAAATTAAATGTTCCTAAAATAAATCAATTAAGCAGAGCGACAACAACAGCATTGGAAAAGACAGTTAGTGCTTTACATACTGAAGTTGTAAATGCTCAAGTAATGCCATTTGATACTGGAAATATGCAGAATGATAGCACATATGAAGATTATTCAAATAGCAAAAAAGGAAAAGTAAGTTTAAATACTTCTACACCTTATGCTAGAAGAATGTACTTTCATCCTGAATATAATTTCCAAACAACTGAAAATCCAAATGCACAAGGTAATTGGTATGAGCCTTGGATAAGTGGAAAGAATAAAAACTTTTGCAAGAACGCATTTTCACAATTTTATAAAAAGGAGGCAGGTTTATAATGAGTAAACTGTTAGGATTAGCAGATATAAGAGATTGGATTAAATCTTTAAATTATACTGCTTCAGAGAATTGTTATATAGGAAAATTAGATAATAAGAAAGAAAAGTCTATTGGCGTATATCAATTAAATTCTATTAATAGACCTAATGTTGCAATAGGTGGAATTGATAACACAAAAACCTTGGAAAAGTCTGTTAGTATTTTAATTCATTGGAATAAAAATGCTAAAGAAACAGAGCAAAAAGCATATGAAATTTACAACAAACTTATGGAATCCACAGAATTTATTGTAAATGAAATAAAAGTAAATTATATTGAACTGCTTACAAACGAACCTGTTGATGTTGGAACTGATGATAACAACATTTATGAGCGAGTTATACAAGCAGTTTTTTATTATGAAAATAATGATAAGGAGGAATAAGCCATGGCTACAGTACAAAGTGGAGTTTATCCAGTATTTAATAATGTATTCAAAATCGGTACAAAGGGCAGAAGCTCTACAACCGAAGACATGAAAACTATTGCAGACTGTGAAACATTTTCTTTGTCAATGGACAACAATGTTGAAGAATGGACACCAATGACAACAGAAGGATGGATCAGAAGAATGCAAACAGGTAAAGGATTCTCAATAAGCATTTCAGGTAAAAGAAATGTTGGAGATGAAGGAAATGATTATGTTGCAGGTAAGTTGTTTGCAACTGGCCAAGATGTTGAAACTAAATTCGAGTGGGAATTTGCAGATGGAACAACAGTAAGTTTCGATTGTATTATATCTGTATCAAATGCAGGTACAGGAGATAGTACAAATGTTGCACCATTAGAATTTGAGGTTATGTCAGATGGAAAACCAACTGTAACACCAGCAGGATAAAAAAATGGCCTCAGTAGATAACTACTGGGGCTCTTTTTTTGTATTTAAAATAAATAAATGGAGGTAATTAAGATGGCAGAAATTGATATTAGTTCAAAATTAGGAAAAGAGAAAAGAACAATAAAATTAGCAGAAGGAAAAGAATTTGAAGTTGATAATAGTGCAGATACTTATTTGATAGTTCAAGAAAAATTAAAAAATCAAGATTTTTCAATTAGTAGTATGTACGAAATGATTGAAATTTTAATGGGTAAAGAAGCATTAAAAGAAATAAAAGATATGAAATTAACCATAGACGGATTAAGGTCTGTTATTATAGCAATTTCAGCAATTGTAAGTGAAGTGGAGTTCGAAGAGATGGAGAAACGATTTCAATAATATAACTACTTACGAAACTTATTATGATTTATTTGAAGATTGGGACTTAATAGAAAGTTCATTTGCTCAACAATATGGAATTAGATTAAGAAAGCAAATGCAAGATATGGAATGGGGGGAATTTACAAGCCTTTTATCAGGTTTAAATAGTGAAACACCACTAGGAAATATTGTAAGAATTAGAAGCGAAAAAGATCCAGAAACATTAAAGAAATTTACAGCAGAGGAAAGAAAAATAAGAAGCAAATGGCTTAATAAGACCGCTTCTCAAATAACTGAAGAAAACTATAAACAGGCAATGGAAAACATAAAAAATATGTTTAAAACTATGGCTGAAAAAGGTAGGTGAGATAATTGAGTACAAATGTAGGAGAAATAGATTTAAGTTTGATACTTAATAGCGATAAGTTTAATTCGCAATTAAAAAATGTAGATTCACAAGCAAATACAGCATCTTCTAAAATCTCATCAACATTGTCTAAAATAGGTAAAGCTGTAGCAGTAGCTTTTTCTGTTACTGCAATAGTTAAATTTGGAAAAGAATGTTTAAATGTAGCAACCGAAACTTCTAATGCGTGGATAGGATTAAATTCTATACTTACAGGGCAAGGAAAGAGTTTTGAGCAAGCAAAAAGCTTCATAAATGATTATATTTCTGATGGACTAGTACCGCTTAATAATGCTGTAACAGCATATAAAAATTTAGCAGCGAGAGGGTATAGTTCAGAGCAAATAGAAAAAACAATGACGGCTTTGAAAAATAGTGCAACATTTGGAAGGCAGAGTACATATAGTTTAGGCGAAGCAGTACAAACTGCATCAGAAGGTTTGAAAAATGAAAATAGTATATTAGTTGATAATGCAGGTGTAACAAAAAATGTAGCAAAGATGTGGGAAGACTATGCAAAATCAGTAGGAAAAACAACAAATCAATTAACACAGCAAGAAAAAATACAAGCAGAAGTAAATGGCATCCTGGAAGAGACAAAATTTCAAAGCAATGATGCTGCAGTATATACAAGTACTTATTCAGGAAAACTGGCAATGCTTTCACAGGCTTTTACTAATATGAAAACTGCAATCGGTAATGTGATCCAACCAATAGCAAAATTATTTATTCCAATTATTACATCTGCAGTAAATGCTGTAACAAGATTATTTACAGCACTTTCAGGTGTAATGTCTTTATTTGGATTACAAGCTGATAGTGTAGAAACTGTTTCAAATGGAATAGGAGATATTGCTACAAATGCAGAGGATGCTTCATCAGCAATAAGTGGAGCAGGAGATAGTGCAAAGAAAACAGCAAAACAATTAAATAATTTAGCAAGTTTTGATAATTTGAATGTATTACCACAACAAAATGATACTTCTAGTGGTTCAGGCGGTGGGAGTACAGGTGGTGCTTCAGGCTTAACTGATTCATTAGATGTAACAAGTACAGTAAAAGAAGATACAACAGCTTTTAATGGACTTATAGATAGAGTAAAAGAATTAGCAAATATATTCAAAAGTGGATTTAATATAAGTTTTGGAGATACAAACTTTGATGGAATATTATCACATTTAAATAATATAAAAGAAACAATAATTGAAATATGGACTGATCCAGAAGTAACAAATTCAGCAAACAACTGGGTAAATACTTTATCTTACGCATTAGGTCAAGCTGTAGGAAGTGTTGCAAGAATTGGAACAAATATTGCTGAAGCTTTTGTGGGAAGTGTTGATAAGTATTTATCACAAAATGTAGAAAGAATAAAATCTTTTATAACTAATATGTTTAATATTTCTAGTAAAGATATTGCATTAACAGGTAACTTATGGCAAGCATTGGGAGAAATATCTGATGTATTTAAAGGCGATACAGCTAAACAAATCGGTGCAGATATAATAGCAATGTTTTCAAATCCTTTTATGAGTGTAATAGAAATATGTACAAAGTTTGTAACAGATTTAAAAGCAGTATTTATACAACCGATTATTGATAATACGGACAGGATAAAACAAACATTTGAAAACTTGTTACAACCAATTCAAACAGTAACAGGAACTTTAGCTGAAGCTTTTACTTATGTTGGTGATAAATGGAACGAAGTATATGATGCATATATAAAACCATTAATGGATAGTTTAAAGGCAGGTTTAAGTGATACTTTTGGCAAGTTTTTAGATGTCTACAATCAATATGTAGTTCCTGTATTAGATAATATAGCAAATAAATTCAATGAATTATGGAATACACACTTAAAACCATTTGTTGATAATGTTGCAGCACTAGTTGGTAGTATAGCTGATGCAATCACAGCTTTATGGAATAATGTATTAAAACCTGTAATTGATTGGATAATTGCAAATGTTATCCCTGTATTAACACCAATTATAGAAACTATATGGAATACGGTGTTAACTGTATTTGGTTCAATTGCTGATACAATAGGTGGTATTATACAAACATTAAGAGGTTTAATAGACTTTGTTGTAGGAATATTTACAGGAGATTGGAACAAAGCCTGGGAAGGAATAAAAACTTTCTTTACTGGAATATGGAATGCAATAAAAGGAATTGTAACTACAGTATGGAACGCAATAAAGGGTGTAATAGAAACAGTTATAAATACTATAAAAGCTATTATAACAACAGTATTTAATGCGATTAAGACTGTAATATCAAATATATTTAATGGAATAAAAAATACTGTATCTAATATTTGGAATGGTATTAAAAACAGTATTAGTAATGCTGTATCTAGCATTAAAAATGGCATAGTAAACAATTTTCAAACTGCATACAACAAAATTACTTCCATATTTAGAAATATTGGAAGCTTTTTTAGTGGTATTTGGAACAACATAAAAAATACTTTTAGTGCTTTAGGAACAAAAATTGGAGATGCAATAAGTGGAGCAGTAAAAAGTGGAATTAATGGCGTTCTTGGAATGATTGAAAATATAGTAAATAAATTTGTAAACATGATAAATGGTGCAATTGATGTAATAAATGCTATTCCTGGTGTAAATATAGGAAAATTAAATAGATTAAATATTCCAAGACTTGCAGAAGGTGGATATGTAAAAGCAAATACACCTCAATTAGCAGTAATTGGTGATAATAAAAACCAAGGAGAGGTTGTTGCACCTGAAGACAAAATGCTAGATATGATTTTGACAGCTTTAAGAATGTTTAATGAACAAAATGTTGGCCAAAATAATAATTCTCAAGCACAAAATATTACACTTAAATTTGATGGAAGTATGGCACAATTGATTAGAGTATTGAAACCTGAACTAGACAAAGAAAGCAAGAGAAAAGGAAGTAAATTGATATTAGGAGGTGCAACATAATGGCAGAAAGATACGATTTTATAATAATTGATGGAAACCAATATAATATTGGAGTTTATGCAGGAATAAAGGAAACAGCCGACTTTTTAGATAACTACGCAAATAGAACTGAAGATGGAGATCTAAAAAGAGATTTAATTGGTGTTTACTTTAATTTTACTGACATTAAGTTTGAACCTCAAACAGAAAGCAATTATGATGAGTTTGAAAGACTATGGAATAAGTTAACTGAACCAGAGGAATTTCACACAGTCCAAATTGCTAATTTTCAATTTAGAGCCTATTTTAATAATGTATCAAGAGTAATAAACGATTTTAGAGGCGGAAAAGCATATAAAAAAGACATGACTGTAAACTTTACGGCTAAAAAGCCAGCAAGGAGCTGATGATTATGAGAGCAAAAACACAAATAAAATTTGGATTTGTTGATGTTACCGCAAAATCAGACAGTCAATTAAGTATTTTAGATAAACAATCATTTGTTGATTTGGAAGATTTAAAAAAAGATGACATAGAAGAAATAAAATATGCAACACTTGAAAGAAATCAGTTCGCTTTAGATGGTAGTTTTGAATTAATGCCTGATGTATTAGATAATATGTGCTTATGGTCAAGCAGTATGAGTAATTCATCAGGCTTATTTGAAAGACCGCCTGTATTAACGATAGATTTTAGTGAACCACATAGTAGTTTAGGTTTAACATTTCTATTTAGTAAAACAGGAGACTATTGTAATCACTTAAATATAACTTATTATAATTCAAGTAATGAACTGATAAATGAAGCGGATTTTTATCCTGATAATTATCAGTATGTTTGCAACAACATAGTAGAAAATTATCAAAAAATAATAATAATTTTCTATGGTATAAATAATCCTTATAGGTATTTGAAATTATATCAAATATTATATGGTGCAAATAAAATCTTTGAAAATGAAGATTTAATGGGTGCAGATTTACTTGAAGAATTAGATTTATTAAGTTCAGAGATAAGTATAAATACTTTAGGATTTAAAGTATATTCAGAGGAAGATGAGTTCAACATTATAAATCCAACAGGTTTTTATAGTTTGTTACAACAAAGGCAGGCTTTTGAGGTAATAGAAACATTACCAAAATTAAATAAAGAAATATATATGGGCAAGTTCTATCTTGATACTTGGAAAAATGCTGATAATAAAATTATGGAATTTGAAGCAATTGATCTAATAGGATTGATAGATAAAACAACATTTTATGGAGGTATGTACAACAATATAACTGTTGAAGATTTATGTGAAGAAATCTTTACTTCTGCAGGATTAGAAAGTGATGAATATGAAATACAAGAAGATTTGAAAAATATTCAATTAACAGGATATATTCCTATTTGTACACATAGAGAAGCATTGCAACAAGTTGTATTTGCAATTGGTGCAATTGCTGATGATAGTAGAAGTGCAAAAATAAAAATTTATACAATTGTGGATGAAGAGGATAACAATACAATAGAACAAACAAATATATTCCAAAACACAAGAAAAGTAGAACAAAACGAAATTGTAACAGAAGTTGCAGTAACAGCACATAATTATGTACAAGGTGGAGAGTCTGCAGAAGTGTTTAAGGGAATATTAAGTATTGGCAAAAATAGAGTTCTATTTAATGAACCTGTTTATAATCTATCATGCACAGGTGGAACAATAATTGAATCTAACTGTAATTATGCAATAATAAATTGTACTACAGAAAGAGAAGTTACTGTTACAGGATATAAATATGTAGATAATACACAGGAAATATCAGTTGAAGTTGAAGATTTAAGCTCTACAAGCAAATTGAATACTTTAAAAATAGAATCGGCATATTTTATAAACAAAAGTAATGCTCAAACTATTGCTCGAAAAGTAGTAGACTATTACCAAAAAACATATAAAACAGAATTTGAATTTATAATTGAAGAGGAAAGTCTAACTCAAGATGTTGCTATTGAAAGCAATAGTTTTAGTAGGCAATTAGTAGGGCATATTAAAAAGCTAGACATCAATTTGACTGGCGGATTTACAGCAAATGCAGAAATAAATGCAAGAGTAAGATTATTGACAGTATTAAGGCAAGTAGATTTGAATGAAAATTATGCATCTATGTTGGTAAGAAATGTCTATATTAAAGAGGAGGTAAGCAATGGATGATTTAATATATGATAGAACAGCAAGTGATGTGGAAACAGCATTAAATAATCCAGGAAGCAACACACATTTAAAAGGAAGCTATAACTATACTGATTTAAATAGAGTAGAGTCCTGGTGTGAATACTTGGAAAATATTTTGAAAAAATATGGCTTCTCCGAAACTTTAGTGATAAAAACCGATTGGAATATGAGGGATTATCCAACAAGAACACATATAGATAGAATAAGAAGCAACATAGATACATTAAAAGAGTTCTGTTACGCATTAACTACTGAAACAATAATTTATGATAATACAATGAATTATGAACAGGCCAATGTATTAGAAAAGATTTTATATGATATAAATCATTATATAGAAGAAATTTCAATAATGTTGGATCTACCATATAATTTTGGTATGATGTTAATTCGTGATTCATATATAGAATTACCTGTAAACACAGATGTAATAATAGATGAAAATGAAGTCCCTATGAATTATAACATAGGGATTTTACCTGTTCACAGAAAATATATTCATTTAGTAGAGGAGGAATAAAAAAATGGCATATGGAGTTACATATATAACTACACAAGGAGCTATTTTAGCAGCCAAAACTTTACAATCTAAAACATTAAAGTTTTCAAGATTTAAAATAGGAAGTGGTTCGCTACAAGAGGGAAGTGTAGCTGAAATAAAAGCCTTAACAGATTTAGTAAATGAAGAAATGGATTTTGATATAACTAAAATATCAAGAGAGTCTGCAACACAAGTTACTGTTAGAGGGCTATTTAAAAATACTGATGCTGAAAGTGGATTTTGGTTAAGAGAATTAGGTTTATATGCAATAGATCCTGATACTGAAGATGAGATTTTATTTGCATATATAAACTATGATAGTGAAGCAGAATATATAAACAATTCAATATCAGAGAAAAAAGAGCATTATTACGATATGATTATAACCGTAGATAATGCAGATAATGTAACAATAACTGTTGATCCAAGTACAGTATATGTTACAGAAGAAGATTTGCTTGAAAAAGCAGACGAACTTACACAAGATTATGATGCAAAATTTAGTAATTTAAAATCAATTGTTGTTGCTTCAAATGCTGGGGCACATAATGCAATTTACAGAGGAAAAGACATAACAGATTTATTTTATGATGGAACTTTATCTCAACAAATTGCAGCTGGAACATTTGATGATATTTTTATTGGAGACTACATTATAGGAAAGACAAGTGGTAGAAAATATTTAGTAGCTGATATAAATTACAGACTACACATGGGAGATACTGAATGTACTAAACCACATGTTTTAATAATTCCAGAAAGAACTATGGGAAATGAGCAAATGAATACATCTAATGTTACGACTGGTGCTTATGTTGGTAGTGCAATGTACACAACAAATCTAGAAAAATATAAAACAATTATTAAGAATGATTTTGGAGCAAGTCATATATTAAAACATAGAAACCATTTACAAAATGCAGTAACTAATGGATATGAATCAGGTGGAACTTGGTATGATTCTGAAATAGAGTTAATGAATGAGTGTATGGTATATGGAAGTAATATTTGGCATAATATTTTGTGCGGTACAAACCTACCTAACAATTATGAAATAGATAAATCTCAATTATCATTATTCAGATTAAGACACGATTTAACAGTTGCATTAAATGATAGTGGTGCAAGGCAATGGTACTGGTTAAGAAATGTTGTTTCTTCTGCGTATTTCGCTTTTGTGAACAGCTATGGTTATGCCAACTACGGCAACGCTTCCGACTCTTGCGGTGTCCGTCCTGCTTTCTTAATCTACTAATCAAGCATCAGACAGGGCTTTATGCCCTGTCATTAAAATTAGCTATTTTCTAATGTAGTTAAAATCATAAAAAAATTATGATATGATTTGAAACGAAAAATAGAAAAGGAGTAATAGTATTATTAGTAATGTCAGATGTAAAGAAAAGTGAAAGGACAGAATCAAAATTAGAAGTAATACATGGTGCTTATGCTATTAGAATGGCTGTAACAAATTTAGCAGAAAATAATTTTTATATAACACTTTCAAAAGTAGAAGATAAAATAAACAACAGAATAAAAGGACTTGAAGAAAAAGAACAAAATAGAATAAGAGAAAATATGTATAAATTTTATCGCAGTCAAATAGATAGAGTATCAAATAATGCAATAGAACTAGCAACAGGAATAAGTAGACATTTAAGAATTGCAAATACAATATTTCCAACATATATGTCTGAATTTGAAGAACGAAGATTGGAAATGGATAGAGCAATGGCTTGTTGTAATGCTTTACAAGATGAACTTCAATATGCAGGGGAATGTCTATATGCTGATTTAAATAAGTATATGAATCTAGTTTTGCAAATTCAAAAAGAATTTAATATGATTAAGTCACTTCGACAGACTGACAATAGATTTTTAAAAAATATAAAGAAATAATAATTAGCGGGTAACTTTTATATGTTGTTTCTTCTGCGTATTTCGCTAATGTGAACAGCAATGGTAATGCCAACTACAACAACGCTTCCAACTCTAACGGTGTCCGTCCTGATTTCACAACCCATACAAATTTTTATATGAACTAGATTTCATTGTGTGGCGATGGGAAAAGGAAAGGAAAAGTTATCCCTTCAATTTGTAAAAATTGATAAATGCTAATCGCTATGCATTTAGTTACGACTAGTAATGCTATAAAAGTGATTTTTAATGAATATTTATTTTGATGCTAATAAAATATATGAAGCAGGAACAAAAGCTATCAAAGGAGCACCTTTTAAGTATAAAACACAGCTCTTTGAAATGAACCATTTATTAGAAACAGCAATGTTGTTGCAAAAACTAAAAAATGGGGAATATAAACCAACGAAAGGTGCTAAATTTACAATAAATGAAAGAGGTAAAATTCGACATATTACAACAAATAATATGATAGATAAAACAATAAATCATTTAATGTGTGATGAAGTTTTAAGTCCTGCAATTACTCCATACTTGATCTATGATAATGGAGCAAGTCAAAAAAATAAAGGTGTAGCTTTTCATAGAAAAAGATTTGAAATACATTTACACCAATATTATAGAGAACATAAAAGTAATGAGGGATATATATTGTTAATAGACTTTAGTGGATATTATGCAAGTATCCCTCATGATTTATGCTTAAAAAATTTACAACAGTTTTTAAGAAAAACAAACAAAGAAGAAGCACAAATTACTTTATGGATTTTAAAAAATTTATTTGATGTATTTAATATGGATAATAAAAATGGAAAAGGTGTAGATATAGGAAGTCAACCATCTCAAAACATTGGTATTTCATATCCTGTGAAAATAGATAATTATATAAAAATAGTTAGAGGATGTAAATATTATGGGAGATATACCGATGATAGTTACATTATTCACGAAAATAAAGAATTTTTAAAAGATATATTAAAAAATATTAAGAAAATAGCTGATGAGTTAGGATTAGTAGTAAATGATAAGAAAACAAGAATTGTAAAATTATCGCAGCAATTTAAAGTATTACAAATAAACTATTCACTAACAGAAACAGGAAGAATTATAAAAAAGATAAATCCAAAATCTATAACAAGAGAAAGAAGAAAACTAAAAGCTTATAAAAGATTACTAGATAAAGGTAGAATAACTTATACAGATATAGAAAATATATTCAAAAGTTGGATGTCTAGTAATTATAAAATTATGTCAAAAATGCAAATAAGTAATATGTATCAATTATACTATGACTTATTTGGAAGGAGGGTAAAATGGAAGAATCATTCAAAATTACATTGGCTGATGGAACAGAACTTAAAGACTTAAAATTAAGTGGAAATAATTATATTTCAAAAACTAAAATAACTGAAGATGATTTTAAAGGAAAGTTATCTAAAGTTATAATTGAAAATGAAACTGAAAAAACATCTGAAGAATTTGAACACATGGAATTAGTACAGATACTTGATTATGGAGACAAAGGATATTATTTTGTATTAAGAGAATTATCTGCAGATGAACTAGATAAAATAAAAACAAAAGCAGATATAGAATATTTAGCAATGATGACTGATGTTGATCTAGAGGAGGTGTAATCATATGGCAGAACACAGCAAAAATTTTGAAAAAGTAAAAGCATATTATGATAATGGAATATGGAATAAAGCAAGAGTCCATAACGCTGTTGGCAAATGGATTACAAAAGAAGAATACAAGGAAATAACTGGGGAAGATTATGAATAAACGCTTAAAAGGGCGTTATTTTTTTGTATTAAAATACAAGAAAGGAGGCCAAAGTTATGGAACATAGTTTTGAAAATGAAGTACTTACAAGGCTTACAAAAATTGAAACAAAACTTGATGACTATTCCAAAAATAAAGAAAAAACAGATGAGGCATACAATTTATCAAAAGGAAATGAAAAAGAGATTGCAGAAATAAATGAAAAAATAAAATGGATTACCAGGACAATAGCAGGTGCAGTTATAGCGGGAATTATTGGAATTGCTATATCACTAATAAAAACTGGTGCAGGTATGCCCTAGAAAGGAGTCGTTATGAAACAAGCGTGGAGTGATTTAAAAAGTTTTGTAACAATAGCATTTACATTTACGATCATAGCTTTAGTTTTAATTGTTGCAATAAAAGGCAACTGGGATATTTTTCAAATAGTATTTACATTGTTTTCTAATATAGCAACAGCAGTATTTACATATTTCTTTACTAGAAAAACAAATGTCGAAAATACTACAGAAAATGAGACAACAAATGATACTAACCAAGAATAAAAAACGGCTTAAAATCGATTGTCGTAAGCCGTTTTTTTATAATACCGTAAAAAAATTACGGTTTCCATTAAATACAGGAAGAAAATTTAAAAATCTTCCTGTATTAATTTTTTATAAGGAGGTATTCGATATGGATGAAGAAAAAATCGAATTAACAGAAGAAATGGAAAAAGAATTATCAAATGGAAGGGAGGAAAACGAAGATGAGTAGATCAAGTTTAGCAAGTATTTATGTTCCTGCAAGTACAAATAATTATACACAAGGAAGAAGAGGTTATAAAGTTTGTAAAATTACACCTCATCATATGGCAGGTAAATTAACAGCAAGACAATGCGGAAATATATTCGCAAATCCAAACAGACAAGCAAGCTCAAATTACGGAATAGGTTATGATGGAGAAATTGCTTGTTATGTAGATGAAGAAAATAGAGCATGGACTTCTTCTAATAGAGCAAATGATTGTCAAGCTATTACAATTGAAGTTGCTAATAGTGCTAATGGAGAACCTTGGCCAATAAGTGATGCAGCTTGGAATAGTTTAGTAAAATTGTGCGTTGATATTTGTAGAAGATATGGATTCAGACTTACATACGATGGAACACCAAATGGAAGCCTAACAAGACACGATATGTTTGCAAATACAAATTGTCCAGGCAAAACATTAGGCGGAAGATTTAAAGAATTAGCTGATACAGTTAACGCTCAACTTGATGGAAAAGTCGAGCCTATACCATCAACACCAAGTTCAGGAAATAAATCAAATGAAGAAATTGCCAACGAAGTAATTGCAGGCAAATGGGGAAATGGAGATGCAAGAAAAAATGCATTAACAAATGCAGGTTATGATTATAGTGCTATTCAAAATATTGTAAATCAAAAATTAAGTGGTTCATCTTCAAAACCAAAAACAACAACAAAATCAAACGAAACTATTGCTCAAGAAGTAATAAATGGGGCTTGGGGAAATGGTGATGATCGTAAAAATAGATTAATTGCAGCAGGATATGATTACAACACAATTCAATCTATTGTTAATCAAAAACTTGGTGCAGGATCAAGTTCTAATTCAAATAAAAAGTCAAATGAGACAATTGCAAATGAAGTTATAAGAGGCGACTGGGGTAATGGCCAAGATAGAAAAAATAGACTTCAAGCTGCAGGATATGACTATAATGCTATACAAGCAATAGTTAATAGAAAATTAAGCTAAAAATTGGGGAGAATAAATCTCCCCTTTTTATTGTATATTTTTTAGATTTTGTTGTATCATATATAATATATCAAAAGCTTCTTTGCAGGTTGTATTATCTAAATCAATATTTAATATTTTTTTGACAATCTGCTCATATGAAGCATTTTGATAAGAAGGTGTTTGACTAGATACAACTTCAAATTTAATATTGTGTTCTGCTAATAAATTAGTGTATTTCTCTAGTGTGGCGACAGGAAATCCACATTTTATTATTTCAGGACTTAAGTCGGTTAGCTTTAGGCCGATTTCTTTTGAAACTAGTCTTGCATCTTCGTTTAATATATTATAAAAAATTCCGACTTTGAAAATATAGATTTTTTCAGGATCTTTTTTCTTAAGTTCTTCATACTGCTTTAGAAGTTTGCTCATCTTTTTTAACCTTCTTTCTAATAGATTTTTTTCTAACAATAATATCTCCTGGCTCACATTCTAAAATCTTACACATTTTTTCTAATGTTTCAAATTTAATTCCAGTAGTAGTATTGTCCATTAAATGAGATAATGATTGGTAACCACCTTCCATCTTTTTGATAAACCAATACTTCGTTTTCTTTTTCTCTTTTAGTATTTCATTAACTCGTACATATATCATCTTCTCACCTCACTTTCATTATAGATATTGTAAAACAAAGTATTATTTATTTTAACTATGCCACATTTCACTTAAATACATAATAACTAATTTACAAAGTAGGTATAAAATGGTATAATAACATCAGAAATTAACGAAAGAGGTGTTGTTATATGGCGAAAAATATTATTGATTCATTAGATAATATAAGTAAACTTATTGAAGAAGAAAAATATCAAGAGGCCAAGAACTACATAAAAAAGACTAAAGAAGAAATAGAAACAGGAAAGGATGCAGCTGACTATATAGATGATTTAGTTGATAATTTACAATAGGAAAATATGGTAATTTATAGGAAAAAAGTAGAATTTTGTAGAAAAATGTCGAACTTTGAAACCTACATATATCAAGGGGTTTATTTGTCAATACCTATCATAGAGCATAGTTAATTTATTTTACATAATATGGTATAATAAAATAAGAGATATCTCCAATAAAATATAAGGAGGTTTAAAAGTGAAATTAAACATAATAGATCGAATATTGCTACATACATTTAAAAGATATTCATATAAGATTTACAGAATGGGTGTAAAAGATGGCTTTAATTGGAAGTGGTAAATTCCCACTTTCCCACTTTTTTCCCACTCAAGTTTAGAATAACCTAAAATTGATTAAAAATGAAAATTTTATAAAACATTGAAATATAAGCATTTTAAAAATGTTTGAAAACATTTGAAAATGTTAAGCAAGAACAGTTGGTTCTGGTGTAGTTGCTGATATTATAGAGTAATAAATACAGTAATAGCAAGGGTTACAGAGATTTGTAGCACCTTGCTATTTTTGTTTTTTCCCACTTATTTCCCACTTTTGTTTTTAAAGATTTCATTTAATTTATTAACAGAATTGTCTTTTGACTCTGGTAAAACTGCAAGATATATTTCTGTAGATGAAATCTTTTTATGCCTTAATAATTTCATAATAGTATATAAGTCTGTTCCATGCAATAAGAGCAATACTGCAAATGTATGTCTTAAATCGTGGAATTTTCTATATATAAAATTTTCTTTTTCTTCAGATAGTTTTAACAATGTTTTTCTCCATACTTTTTCTAAATCTTTTTTATCTATTTGATGCTTATTAGCTGTAAAGACATATTCAGATGTTCGAGGTAAATCTATCAATAAATTATAAATAAAATCTGACATTGGTATAATATCAATACTACTTTCAGTTTTAGGAGTTCCATCTTTAGTTTCATATCCTGTTTTAATGCCATCCTCATTAAATGTTGCTGCACGAGTAGTATTATTTTTTACATATATTTCCCTTTTTTCAAAATTCAAATGTATCCATTTAAGTCCAACAATTTCTCCTTCACGCATTCCTGTACCAAGAGCAAAATCAACTACAGCTTTGTATTTATTATCAGTAAATGCTTCTCTTAATATAGAAATTTCATCTTCTCTAAAATAGTTAAAAGGAATTTTCTTTTTTTCTATAACTGCATCAACATCAACATCCTTGTCTTTTGGAATATTAACTAATCCCTTATTACATGGATTCTTTGCAATGTAACCTTCTTTTTCACAATAAATAAAGAATTGATGCAATAATTTATGAATAGATGCTATTTTTTCTGTAGATCTCTCTTTCTTGAAAAGCGTATTGTAATAATCTTGTACTACAATACTAGATATCTTTTTTATAGGTATATCAGCAAAAGAAAAAGGTTTTATATGGTTTCTAAAATCGCCTTCATATTTTTCTAATGTTGTATTTTTTATCTCGTGTATTTTAACAGTAAAAAGCCATTTATGAAGTAATGTTCTTATAGTAATATCTTTAACTTGTATTACACCAATTTCAGCTTCTTTTTTTCTTTCGTAATATTGATCTTCTGCATCAGATTTATTCTTTCCATAAAAGTCTTCATATTTTCCATTTATTTTTCTATGAATCCTATAATATGGAACACCATTCTTGACGCAGTTTGTTTTTACTGCCATAAAAAAACCTCCATTTTTCTTTGAATAACACTTGAAAAATGAAGCCATTTTGTATATAATACAAATGTATTCACTTTCGAGTGTTTACGCTCTGGATAATGTGTGTCGTGTCGCAAACTTGAAACACATTATCCTTTTTTTATCTTTCATTTACAATTACTTCTCCATCAAAAGTCATATAAATAATTTGTAACTGATTATTATATTCTGCATAAAAAGTTGAATTAACAGTTCCACCAAAACTATTTTCTGCAGCAACATTTCCTTGAACTTTATATATTTGATTTTCTTCATCATAAACTGCTTGTTGATTTGAAAATTTTGCAGTTTGAGGTACTTTTAATCTATTTTTTACAACTTGTTCTGTAGTAGCATATAAAGTCCATTTTGTATCTTCAATGTTCTTTTGTTTTTCTTTTTCAGCTTTTTCCGCTTCGTTTTGTTCGTTATTATGTTCTTTTTCCTGGACATTGTTTTCAATAACAATATTTTCTTCTATATTATTAATAGAAGAAACTTGTTCTTCTTTTGGTGCAAATACATCTGTTATTAATCCATAAACAATAGCAATTACTATTAACCAAAAATACCATTTCTTAATAATACATTTAGGATTGGATTTAATATCCTGAATTTGTTTTGAAAAATAATCTTTCATAATAACTCCTTTCTATTTAAAAGCACTTTCATTTTCTGCTTTTACTACTTTGCCTAATATCTCAATTTGATCATAAATTAATTCTTTAGGAATATCTATTGTTTTACAATAATTATTCATTCCGATTAGTTGATAATAAGTCCCATCTTCACTTAATACTATTTTTCTTATAGTATTTTGTTTGTTTATTCTTATTAAATATGTTCCTTTGTTTTTTGTTTTAATTTCATCAATTGTATTTTGTTTATATATAAGAGCAATATCTCCAATATCTAATAAAGGGAACATGGCATCATCTTCAGATATAAATTCAAAGTAGTTATTGTTGCCAGTACTTCCTTCTAATAAGTCAGATTTATTAATACCTAAATAGTTGGCCAATAATTCTACTTTATTCATCCTGGGTAATCTTGTGCCATTACACCAACTTGAACTAGCAGACTTATTTATATCTAAGTCATTTATGATATCCGTTTGAGTTTTTCCTTTAAGATCCATATAATAATTTAGATTTTTAGAAAATATTTTTTTATATTTGTCTTCAGTTGCCATGATAAAAAACCTCGCTTTCTATTAATCTGCCTATATTATAATACCAAAAGTAGAAAAAAGCAATAAAAAAGTTAAAAAAATTCTACTTTTAGTATTGACATTCTACAAAAAGTAGAATATAATGTGAAAAAATAAAGAAAGGAAGTGATTACAAATGCTAAAAATAACACTTACTGCAGCAAGAGTTAACGCAGGATACTCGCTGGATGAAGTAGCAGAAAGGTTGCAAAAAAGTAAAGGAACTATAATTAATTGGGAAAAAGGAAGAACATCTATGAAAATAACAGAATTTGAAGAACTTTGTAATCTTTACAAAATTTCAAAGGATCATATTAATTTGCCTGCAACTCTACAAAAAGTAGAATAAAAAGCAGAGAGGAGAAAATATGAAAGGTATAAAAAATAAAAATGCGACACGACACACTATTATAAGGAGGAAATCAAAATGGAAGAAGAATGGATTAGCTTAACAGCTTATATGAAAAGATTTCATACTGGTTTCAAAGAAGTAAAAAATATGATGGATAACGGCCAATTAGAATATAAACAAACTGAAGGAGGACACTACAAAATAAAAGTAGGAGGAAATGCAGTAAGCCGTGAACTCTATGAAAAAGAAAAAGAAAGAAGAATCCAAGCGGAAACAAAACTTGAATTATTAAAAAACATATTAGAAGGAGTGAATACAAATGAAAATTATTAAAAATATTATTGAATTTATGTTAGGAACATCAATTATATGGCTTCCAATATTGGCCACTATAATTGCAGAAAAATTATCAGAAATAATAACTATGGATATGATTATGACAGTTGTCTATATCTCAATACCAGTACTAATTATTATTTTAATTAGAATGGAAATCCAAGAAGCGAAAGCAGAAAGGAGAAGAAAAAGACATGGACAAATTAGATAAATGCTACATATGGCACATTATAACATTGGCAACAATGAAATATAAATTAAGAAAATTGAAAGGAGGTAAAAGGTATGCCAGGTAAACACACAGAAGAAGCACAAGAAATTAAAAGACTTAAAAGATTAGTAGATTTACGAGATAAGGAAATTACAGACATCAAAAGAGAATGTGCAGATCAATTCAAAAAGATTAAAGATTTGTGTTTTTCAAATGAATATGGTGGACTTAATGATAAAAATGCAAAATTGAGAAAAATACATGAAATCGCAGCAGACAATTTTTCAGCATTAGTAAAAGACTTAATTATTTCTAACACCGAGGAAACACCAAAAATAATAGAACTACCAACCAACCGCAAAGTAAGTAAATAGTTCTATAAAAATATTTATATAAATACTTTCTGTTTGCATTTTAACATAGAAAGTTAGAAAGGACAAGAGGATGGACAGAATTTTTTACAATATGAATGGAAATTCTTATTACATTCTATTTGGTGGAAAAGGCAAACGCTCTTTTCTATGCAAAATAAACGACAATGAATGTGCTCAATATGTAATCTGTGCCATATTAGAAGAAAATTCTTGGTGGCAAGGAAATTATTATGAAAGCTTTGAAGAAGCTTATGAAGATTGGAGGAAAAATTAAAATGAGTAATTTATACGAATTAACAAACAATTATGAAACAGTTTTAAATATGTTATATGACGAGGATGTAGATGAGCAAATGATCCTTGATACATTAGAATCTATTGAAGGAGAAATTGAAGATAAAGCTGATAATTATGCAAAAATAATAAAGGAATTAGAAGCAAAGAAAAATGCAAGAAAAGAAGAGGCAAAAAGATTAACAGAAAGTGCAAAAGTATTTGAAAATAGAGCAAATACATTAAAACAAAATTTATTCAATGCAATGAAGCAAACAGGAAAAACAAAATTTGCAACAAACTTATTTACATTTAATATAGTAAAAAATGGAGGACTTCAAAAAATAACAATTGAAGGAGAAGTTCCTGAAGAATATACAAAAACTATTGTAGAAACTGATACGGATAAAATAAGAGAAGCATTAAGAGTATTAGGAGATTTACCTTTTGCTCACCTAGAGCCAAGAGGAGAAAGTTTGAGGATTAAATAATGGATGAAGATATTTATATAAAAAAAAAAA